GCAGCACAGCGCCAACGCGGCATTCCAATGCTTCGCCGGTGCCCTGGAATTCGTAGCTGAACGATCCGCGGATGGCGTTGGACTGCTGGACCACAGCGTTGACCAGCTGCGCTTCGTAGCCAAGCCGGCCGCTGACGATGTGAGTCTTCTGCGCCACCGCAAACGGGTTCATCCCCCACTGCATCGCCTGCATCGCGATTGCCATGCAGTCTGCAGGCTTACCCTTGAGGTGGTCCGGCACGGTGACGGTGCTCTTTGCCATCATGTCGGCAAACGCCATCAGAGCGGTCATCCGGTCTGGGCTGAACATCAGCGCGCCGGTATCGGTTGGCGCGGCGGATTGGGTCGTCAGTTCGTTCACGTCTTGTCCTGGGTTGTTGTCACTGCATGAAATAGCTGACCAGCGCCACCACGACCACCAGCAGCAGCGCCAGGTATGCCGTCCAGAAACGAGCCGCGGCCGTGAATTCGCAGGTCCCGCTGCCGAGTTCGGTGCAGGCTTCTGCGGGCATTGGCATGCGGTGGTCGGCCTCGTCGGCGCCAGTCGCGGCGTTGCGCTCGCGGATGTAGGCCGCGAGTTCGCCGTCTGTCAGCGGCCGGTTGAACGGGTCGGAGTCGTTGAGGTTGGTCATGCCGATCATGTTCAAAGTCCTTCAGCGGCCATCCAGGCCAAAAGCAAACCAAGGGCGACGGCGCAGAGCACGTCGGCTATCGTTTCAATGCGGCCGCGCGTCACTGGCGCTTGCCCAGCGCTTCGCGCGCTTCGGCCTCGATGATGTTGGCCGTAGTCTGTTCCAAGTGGATCGACAGGTCGCACTCGCCCAGCCAAACTTCGACAAGCGTCACGCCGGCAAGCAGCGTGCCGAATTGGTAGTGCATGTCTTCGTCGTCCTCAACATCCAGCCCGACGCGGAGATCCACGTCCAGCAGGTCTGAGTGATAGGTGAGGTATGTCAGCCCCGGCGTGGCGCCGATCTTGCGCGGCATCGGCCTGATCGAGCGCAAATGCTGCAGGCAGCTGGACAGGCCAGCGTTGCCAGGGCCGACATCTGCCGCGCACTGCGCGCAGTAGGTGTGTGCGAACCGCGGCGGACCGTAGTCCGGGTCTTGTGCCAGATCGCTCTTGCGGCCGTTGTCCAGGTAGGTGCTGAGGCTGCTCATCTGTCGCTCCAGTTCGGTCGGTGTGAATCTACTTTAGGATGTGCCTAGCAGAGTGTCAATAGGATAGCCCTAAAGCATTGTAGGGTATGCCTAATGCCGGTTGCAGGATCGTAGGCGCAGCCTTAAAGTGCTGCCGCATGAACATCATTGAAGACATGGGCGGCCCGACTGTGGTCGCACAGCTACTAGGCATCAAACCGCCCAGCGTGTCAGGCTGGGGCGGTCGCATCCCTGGCGGGCGATGTGTCGAGCTAGAGAGGATCACTGGCGGCCGGATCACTGTCGACCAGATGCGCAACGACATCACGTGGGTGCGCGTGCCCGATGCCGCGTGGCCGCACCCGGACGGCCGGCCATGCATCGACCTGGCGGCTGCGCCGCACCCTGAAACAAGCACCGCGCGCGGCTGATGACGCCATGCGCCACAGTTCGCCGCTGGCGGCAGCGCAACCCAATTTTGTGGGGTTGATGACACCGCCGACCGTCAGCGGCACCCATTGTCTCCACTCGCACCGCCGGCCCGGCTCATGGTGGCGCCGTCTCTCTGCCCTCTCCATGTGGGGAGACAGGCGTCGCGAGTTTCTGCCCCGACTGGCGTGTGTCAGTCGGGGCGTTTTTTTGCCAGGAGCACCGAACGATGAAGGACTGCCCGGAACGCCGCACGATCAGGGACCAGATTGTCGACCTGGCAGCCAGGCCCGGCGGCGTCAGCAGCGCCGAGATACAGGAGGCGCTCAGCATGCGGGTCGACGCAATACCGATCACGATGCAGACGCTGTGCTATCAGGGGCGTGTGTGCCGGGCCAAAGCGCCGCGGCAGAAGCTGCGGTGGTTTGCGAATGGGCATGATCGCAATGCCCACCTGACGGCGGTCTATGCGGCAGCCAGCGCTGAGGCCGCCGCAATCGCAGCCGAGAAGCAGGCGCGGCACGATGCGCGCGCAGCGGCAGCGCAGGTCAAGCGTGATCGCGCCGTCGCCAGGGCCGCGAAGCCCTGGGAGCAGCCGCAGAAAACGACGGCGCCGGCCGCGCAGACAGCGATTGTCGACGGCGTGCCGATCACGCGCATCCCGTGCCGCGTGCTCGATGCAAGATGGCAGCAGCAGCCGGATCGCGGGGGTGCTGGGTTTGCGGCGGCCGGGATAGGCCGATACGTCGAGCCGATTGACACACCATGAAACGCCCGTCATTTCAGTTTTACCCGGGAGACTGGGCTTCAAACCCGAACTTGCGGCGATGCACATTTGCCGAACGCGGCATTTGGCTGGAAGTCATGTGCCTGATGCACGACCAGGAGCCATACGGCATGCTGCGGTGGACGCTCGAAGAGATCGCGCAGGCCGTTGGATGCAAGCTCGCCGAGCTGTCAGCGCTGGTCCGCAAGAGCGTGCTCAAGGGGTCCGATGTGCGGCTCGATGATGCCTACATCTACACCCCGAGAAGCGGCAGGAGGGACGGTCCTCCGGTCGTCTTGATTGAGGCGCAGGACGGCCCGCTTTGGTACTCAAGCAGGATGGTCAAAGACGAGTACGTGCGCAAGGTGCGCGGCGAAAGTGCTGGCATTGATGATGCACCTAAGCCAGCACCTAAGCCAGCACCTAAGGCTGCACCAAAGCCCCCCATTGGTGAACCCATTGGTGAACCCATTGGTGTGGGCTTTGGTAGGGGCTTTGGTCCCCGTGGATCTTCATCTTCAAGTCTCCCTTCGGTCGACGTAAAAACAAAGACAGCGCGCAAGCGCGCTGCGCCTGCGGCGCTCGTGTCCGTGGACGACATGGTCGCCGATGGCGTAGACCGTCAGCACGCTGTCGACTGGTTGGTCGCTCGCAAAGCCAAAGCCCTGCCGCTGACCCCGACGGCATGGGCCGACACAAAGGCGCAGGCAATCCAGGCCGGAATGACGCCAGGCGAAGCGATTAAAGCCGCGGCCGGAAATGGCTGGGCCGGTTTCAAGGCGGCATGGCTGCAGCCGCACGGGCGCAATGGCGTGATGTCGGCGCTGGACCGGAAAACGGCAGAGAACGCCAAGTGGGTCAAGGGCACATCCCTGGACCCTGATTCAAACTCAACCGTTGAGGCAAAGCATGCCACTCCCATCGCGATACGTCCGTGAGATTCACGCTAGGCTGGCCGTGCGCTACGGCTCGGCGTGGTCGACGAAATGGGCCGGATTGAGCATGGAGGCAATCGAGGCGGATTGGGCAGACCAGCTCGACGGCATGCGGTCCGAAAACATTCGCAAGGCGCTCGATAGCCTGCCGCTCGAATACCCGCCGACGGCGCCAGCGTTTCGAGCGCTCGGCTCAATCCGTGAAGAGGCTAGGCCGGCCGCGGCATTGCCACCGCCAGATCGAGCCGGATTGCTGCGGATTGCGTCAAGCCTGGCCGTGGCGACAAACAGCCAGGAATCGCCAGCCGAGTGGATGGCGCGCCTTGAGCGGGATGTGAAGACCGGAAATGCAAGCCGGGCGAGGATTGAGCATTATCGCATTGCCGTCAAAAATGGCTACTACGGCAATCCGCCGGATGCGATTGCAGGGCCATTCGTGCCGCCGCCTGCGGATACGCTGCCGCCTGGAATGAGGCGCCCCGATGTTGATTTTCGCGGGCTTGGGGTTGTCGAGAAATGATCGACCCAGACGACCGTGTGACCTGCCAGCAGTGCCGGCATCTGCGCAACGGCTGGTGCCAGCGAGCGCAGCAGGCCGGGCTGTCTCGCCGCTCGCCGACAGCCGAAGTCGGGCCGGACCTCGCCGCGCTGTTGCAGCGCTGTAGCGCGTTCGCAGACCGTCAGGCTACCACCCTAGCGGGCGCGCAAAGATCGCAGCGCCAAGAGCCGGCCAGGGGCCTTCCTGGGCCATCCGCAATCGACAGGTCACTACGCAAAGACGACGGCCTGAGACTGTTACAAACCTGACAGCGAAAGACGCTTGACGCAGCTGCATTGGTGGAGTACAGTAACACCACTGCAGCACACAGCGCAGCAACACACAGGAGAGCAAGATGCACGTTTCAACCGACTGCCTGACCTACGGCGTCCTGATGGGCGCCACCGACGAAATAAGGGCCGACATGGCCCTTGTGGCCGGCGCCACCGGGATTTATGGGGTAGGCACGCCGGTGGCTGACGCCATCGGCAGGCTGGCCGACGCCGGCCTGTCGGTGTCCTGCCGGATCGACGGGCCGGCGAGGGTGTACTTCAACGGCGCCCAGGTGTCGCGGGCCGCCTGAAGCCAGCCCATTGCCCGGCGCGCCGGGCTTTGGAGTGGCGCCATTTCGGCCACATCAACAGGAGAGCAAGATGACACTCTATGTATACGACAGCGAAACCGGCGGCCTGATCGGCCGTATTCACGGCGACAGAAACGCCGCCTGCGAGGCAAAGGCGGACGAGGTCTACGGCTCCAACGACGTGGAGTGGTCCTACGGCCAGAAAAGCGAAAGTGAATTCGACGGCGACGCCGAAGACCACGAGGCATAAGCGCAGCAACATTTCACGGCGGCCGAACTGCTTGCTGGCAACGCTCACGACAAAGATGTTTGCGAGTTCGTGCGCCACGCCACCCCTGGCGATGAATTCTGCGGCTGCTTTTGCATTCAATGAACGCCGCCAAAAAGACAAGCGAGAGGGTGGCGGCGATGCGCGCAGCCCGCGATGCGATGGGCCTGAAGCGGCTTGAACTGTACGCACACCCGGACGACTGGCCGCAGATCAAAGCGCTGGCCGCAGATCAAAGCGCTGGCCGCCAAGAAAGCGGACGCTGCCAAATGACCAAAGCCCAGGAGAAAGCCAAGCCGGGGCGCAAGCCCCTGCCGGACGGCAAAGCCAAAACCGAGCGAGTCCAACTCAGGATTCGGCCGGGCGACAAAGCCGCATGGATGGCAAAAGCGGCTGCAGCAGGACTGTCGCTACAGGAGTGGGTCGAAATGAAGTGCAACAAGAAAGATCGCGCATGAAGCAGCCGACACCCTGGACACTGAAAACAGTTCGCGACCGGTGCGTGATCGACCCCGCGACCAAATGCTGGGAGTGGCGGCAGTGCCTGAATGCCGACGGCCACCCGCAGGCCAGCATCATGGGACAGCACTGGCTGGTCCGGCGATGGGTGCTGCACTGCGAGGGCCGGCTGATACCTCGCATGCCTGTGACATCACCCGGATGCGAGTCGACGTGCTGCAATCCGCAGCACCTGCGCCACGAAACAAAAGGGACGATCCTCAAACGTGCCTACGCCGATGGCAGGCGCGATCGGCATGGTGAGGCAGTGCGCAAGCGCCAGCGCCGCGTTGAGCTTGGCATGACGCGGCTCGACATGGACAAGGCCCGCGACATCAGGGCAAGGGTAGCGGCCGGCGAGGAGCGGATCAAGCTGGCCCAGGAATACGGGATCGACCCGGCACACCTCAACAAGGTCGTCCGCGGCGAGTTGTGGCCAGAGGCGGCGAACGGCGCTAGCGTGTTTGCGTGGCGGAGGACAGGGTGATCCTCGCTATCGATCCAGGCACCGCGGAGTCTGGGTGGGTGCTATACGACGCCGGCAGGGTGGCCGGCGCTGGTGTCATGGGCAACGAGGACATGTTGGCGATGGTACAGACCAGCACAGCCGGCATGCTGGCTGTCGAAATGATCGAAAGCCGCGGCATGGCTGTGGGGCGCGAGGTGTTTGAGACATGCGTCTGGGTCGGCCGATATCAGCAGGCATGGCGCAAACCGGACGACGTCAAACTGGTGTACCGCAAAGCCGTCAAGCTGCACCTCTGCGGCTCGGCACGCGCCAAAGACGCCAACATCCGCCAGGCGCTCATAGACCTGCTGGGGCCGCGGGGCACAAAAGCTGCGCCAGGCCCGACCTACGGGGTCAGCTCGCACGCATGGGCTGCGCTGGGCGTGGCCGTGACAGTAGCGGCGTGATCGGTTGCCAAACAATGGTTGCCACGAATGGTTGCCACTGCCACAATTGGCAACCTGTAGACCGTATCTAAGGCCGCGCCAGATGATTGTTGACGGGATAAGTCCAGCGCTGTTGGCGGCGTTGAAAATAGCGAATGCTAGCCAGTTGCGAAGTGTTTTGGTTACTGGTGGCAGCGGGTTTCTAGGGCGCGCTTTGGCCCGCCGCATGTTAGAAATCGGCGTACCGAGAATCTGCTTGCTATCGAGCAGCGAATCGCGTATGCACGAGGCCCGGCAGTCGATTGGCGAGGATGACCGACTGCGATATATGGTCGGCAATGTGCGCGACGCCGACAGAATGCGGCGCGCGATGCGCGGCATCGATACGGTGATTCACGCGGCAGCTCTAAAACGCGTTGAGGTCGGGCAAGAAAACCCGCGTGAAATGATCGCCACAAACGTGCACGGTACGGTCAATGTCCTCAATGCCGCCGAGGACTGCGGCGTTAGCCGGTTTGTATTTGTCAGTAGCGACAAGGCGTGCCAGCCGACAAACCTGTATGGCGCCACCAAATTCATGGGCGAGGGGCTTACGCTGGCAGAGCGCGGCGAGATTCTGCCGCGCTGCTGTGTCGTGAGATATGGCAATGTGGCCGGCTCTACGGGTAGTGTTATTCCGATCTGGCGCCGTGCGCAAGAGCTGGGGCAGCGCGTCAAGTTGACAAACCTGGAGGCTACGCGGTTTTGGATGACACGCGGCGAGGCCGTGGAGTTTGTTCTAAACGCCGCGATGCACGCCCAGAATGGCGACCTGCGAGTGCCAGAGTTGCCGGCTTACCGGCTCGGCGACCTGGCCGTGGCGATGGGTGTGAGATACGAAATAACCGGCATGACGGCCGGCGAGAAGCTGCATGAATCCATGCTGGCCGGCCAAACCAGCGAGCACGCACGGCGCATGTCGGTCAACGAATTACGGGAGGCGCTTGATGCAGCCGCCGCATGATGTAACACGGGCGTTTGAGGCTGCGCTGTGCGAATACACTGGCGCATCGTATGCCGTGACAACCACGAGTTGCACGCAGGCTATATTGATGGCGCTGGCGTGGTGGAGGACAACGCGCCATTTCTTTGACCACGAGCCGGAAACACTTTTAATTCCACGGCGGACATACGTCGGAGTTCCAGCATCAATTGTAAATGCTGGCTTCAAACCAATCTTTGCCGAGATTGATTGGAGTGGCGAATACAGGATCGGAAAATCGCCAGTATGGGATTCGGCTCGATGTTTTACGTCCAATATGTTTAGGCCCGGTATCATGCAGTGCGTGTCATTTCACGCAACCAAAATACTGGCCGACAGCCAGGGCGGTGCGATCCTGCTGGACAACGCACAAGCGGCGGCATGGCTGCGCCGAGCGAGATTCGACGGGCGCGCAGAAGGCGCAGACCCGAAAACCGATCAGGTGCAGTACCCATCATGGCATGCCTACATGTCGCCTGATGTAGCCGCGCGCCTGCTTTGGAGATTGCAGGGGCTGCCCAGGCATAACGCCGACCTGCCGCGCAGCGATTACCCGGACCTGTCCACGATGGAGGCGTTCCGATGAGCCCGCTGCCCGATCACATCGTCGCCGACCTGCAAACCACGGTAGTGCAGCGCGACGGCAGGGTGCACCTGCTGTTTTCTCGCGACGTTGAGGGCGAGCTGCGAAGCGCCCAGACCGACCATCTGATGCTGCCGGCGCAAGTGGCGCTGGACATGGGTCAGATGATCATTGACCTGGCATTCGAGGCGGACACTGGCCTTAAGCCGCTTGGCCCGGCGGCGAAGGCCGAGCTGGTGCGCAAGCACAGGCAAAAGCTGATCCCGAGGGTGGCGCTGATGATGTCCAGTCTGCGCGAGCAGCGCACCGTCAGCAACGACGCTATTGCCAGGCAGATCATCGACGCGGTGTGTGCCGAGGTTTTCTCGTGAGGCTGGCGCTGATACCGGCCCGCGGTGGCAGCGTGCGCATCCCACGCAAGAACGTGCGTGAGTTCCGCGGCCGACCGATCATCGAGTACAGCATCGCAGCGGCGCGCGGATGCCCGCTGATTGGCGCCGTGCTGGTGTCCACCGACGACGACGAGATCGCCGATGTGTCGCGCAAGGCGGGCGCATTTGTGCATCGCCGCGCGCAGGATGACGGCACGCGCGGCACTCAGGAGGTCGCGTGCGCCGCTTTGTTTGAGTCGTTTGAGTTTGACCCCGAGCAGGTTTGCGTGATCTACGCAACGTGCCCAATGCTGCGGCCTGTCGACCTGCATCGCGGGTGGGTGGAGTTAGAGCGGCGCGGCGCTACGTACGCGATGAGCGTGCAAGCAGAGCCGCTGGCGGATGCCGGCTGCTACTACTGGGGATCAACGGATGCGTTCAGGCGTATGGTGCCACTGATTGCACCGCATACGGTGATGGTGCCGCTGCAGGCCGATCGGACGTGCGACATCAATACCCCCGAGGACTGGGCGCGCGCCGAGTCCATGTTTGACGCACTGAAGCTCTGAGGAGGGCAACCATGCGAACCGAGGATTTTTGGTCCGGCCAGTTTGGCCATGAATATCACGCACGCAACAGGGTGCAGTGGCGGGAGCGCATCCCGTTCTGGGAATCAGCGATCGAGTTTTGCCAGCCTGCCAGCGTGTTGGAGGTGGGCTGCGGGCCTGGCTGGAATCTACTGGCGATAAATCAATGTGCCGCTGGCATCGATCTGCATGGCGTCGAGATCAATGCAGGCGCTGCCGAGGAGGCGCGTCAACAGGGGTTGGATGTGCAGCACACCAACGCACTGGGCATCCTGGCGCTGCACGAGCCCGGCTCGATTGATCTGGTGTTCACGGCCGGAGTGCTGATCCATGTGGCGCCGGCCGACATCGAGGCGACGATGCGGGCAATTGTGCAGACCAGCGGTAAATACGTGTTGGCTATCGAGTATGACGCCGACGCGGTCGAGGCTGTCGAGTATCGCGGGCATACCGATAAACTGTGGCGGCGGCCATATGGGCAGATGTACCAAGCACTTGGCTGCAAGCTTATCTCGCAAGGCGTAGCGGGCGGGTTTGATCGATGCATGTACTCGCTGCTGGAGAAGTCGGCATGATCCGCTGTACCAGATGCGTTATGCCATCGACTAGACCCGACACCCCATTCGTCGACGGCGTGTGTTCGGCTTGCCTGACCTACGCCAATCGTCCGACCATTGATTGGGACGCGCGAAAGGCGGAATTGATCGCGTTGCTTGACCGTCATCACGGGCGAGTGCTGGTGCCGTCGTCAGGCGGCAAAGACTCGACGTACCAAGCGCTGACCCTGCGGAATATGGGCGCTGACGTGGCTGTCGTTACTGCGCGCACCTGCCACCTGACCGATGTTGGCCGGGCCAATATCGACAACCTGGCGCGCTATGCCCCGACAATCGAGGTCACGCCAAACATGACGGTGCGGGCCAAACTCAACCGGCTGGGCCTGGAGCTGGTGGGTGACATCAGTTGGCCCGAGCATGCGGCCATCTTCTCGACGCCATTCCACGTTGCCGCACAGACGGGCCACACGTTGCTGATGTATGGCGAGTGCCCGCAGGCAGAATACGGCGGCCCGATGGGCAGCGAGCGAGCCAAGCAAATGACGCGGCGGTGGATTACAGAATTCGGCGGGTTTCTGGGTTTGCGACCATCAGATTTTGTGGGCATTGAAGGCATCACCGAACGCGACATGGCGCACTACCAGCCGCCAGCGAGCGCCAGCGTCGAAGCGCATTTCCTTGGGCAGTACATCCCGTGGGACAGCCGGCGCAATGTGCAGGTTGCCGAGGCTGCCGGAATGGTTTCCAAGTTGCCAACACCCGGCAACTGGTGGCGCGGCGAGAACATGGACAACGCGCAGACGGGCGTGCACGACTATTTCATGTGGCGCAAGTACCGTTTCGGCCGCGGCTGCCAGCAGGTCAGCGTTGACGTTCGCGCTGGCCTGATCGATCGCGAGGACGCGCTGCGGTGGGTCGAGGAGCACGACGGCGCTTTCCCGGCGCGCTACATGGATGTGCCGATCGAGGACATGCTGGACCGCATCGGGATGACGGTCGGCGGACTGCAAGCGCTGGCCGAGCAGTTCGCCTATCGGGGGGAACCATGCTGGCAAAGCGTGTGATCCCCACAATGCTGGTTCGCGGCCGCGCTCTGGTCAAGGGCGAGCGGTTCAAGGGCGACCGCAGCATCGGGCACGCACTCCAAGCGGCCCGCATTCATGCGGCCAGGGGCGTCGACGAGCTGATGATCCTCGACATCGGCGCAACCGCCGAAGGGCGGGGGCCAGACCTTGATCTGGTGCGCGATCTGTCGGCCGGTTGCTTCATCCCGATCACAGTCGGCGGCGGCGTCAAGTCGTTGCACGACATTGATGCGCTGCTGCGGGCCGGCGCCGACAAGGTGTGCATCGGGGCGGCAACGACGATCGCCCTGCTTCATGCCGCATCGCAGCGATTCGGCCGGCAGGCAATCGTCGTGAGTCTCGACATCGGGCCACGGTTTGCATACCCGACGCCGACCCTTGCGGCGGTTTTGTTCGAGCAGTGGGGAGCCGGCGAAATCCTGCTGCAGTCCGTCGGCCGCGACGGCACGATGGCCGGGTATGACATTCCGCTGATCCATCAAGTCAGCGGCGCTGTCGACATCCCAGTCATTGCCAGTGGCGGGTGCAGCGGCTACGAGGACATGGCCGCCGCATTTCGGGCCGGCGCAGATGCGTGCGCGGCCGGTGCGCTGTTTGCGTTCACCGATGCCACGCCGCGCGGCGCTGCGCAGTTTCTACGCACCCAAGGCATGGAGGTCCGACTGTGACCCTGATCGACGTTTACGACGACACCCGGACCAATGCCGTGCTGCTGTGGCAGTTGCTGGCCGAACGCACGCCAGAGCAGTCCATCAGCCACCGCGGCATGCCGACGGCCGATCGGCACGCGGCCTTCGTGCGCAGCCGACCATACCGGCATTGGTACGTGATCAAGGATGCCGGCAACTTGGTGGGCGCCTGCTACATCACGCATCAGGACGAGATCGGGATCGGCATCTTGCATGCCCACAAGCGGCAGGGCCACGGCAGGGCGGCCGTGCTTGAGCTGATGAGGCGCCACCCGGGCCGGCTGCTTGCCAACATCAACCCGGCCAACGCGGCGTCGCGCAGTCTGTTCGAGGGCCTGGGCTTCGGCCTGGTGCAGGTGACGTATGCGCGCGCCTGAAATCGTCGCCGAGCTGTCTGCAAACCACCTGGGCGACTGCAGACGGGCTGTCCAGATCGCCGAGGCGGCCGCAGCGGCTGGCGCCGATCTGTTCAAGGTGCAGGTCTGGCAGCCCGATACCATGTGCATCAACACGACGTTCGTGTTGGACTCTGGCCCGTGGTCTGGCCGCAGGCTGATTGACCTGTACCGCGAGGCGTGGACGCCCTGGGAGTGGCTGCCGACGCTCTTCGCGCACTGCCGCAAGCTGGGCATGGAGCCGTTCGGCGCAGCGTTCGACGCGGCTTCGGTAGACTACCTGGATGACCTTGGCGTGCGCCGGCACAAGGTCGCCAGCTTCGAGCTCGTTGACCTGCCGTTGATCCGGCACATGGCAAGCAAGTGCAAGCCCATGATTCTGTCGACGGGCATGGCCTCGCACGACGAGACTGTGGCCGCCGTTGCGGCAGCGGGGCGCCGCGACATCACACTGTTGGCCTGCACCAGCGCCTACCCCGCCCATCCTGCCGACGCAGGTCTGACGACATGGAGCCGCACGCTGGGCCCGTGGGGGCTGTCCGACCATACGCCAGGAATCGGCGTGTCGGTGGCGGCTGTCGCGCTGGGCGCTGTGATGATCGAAAAACACCTCACGCTTGCGCGCGCCGACGGCGGCCCGGATGCTGGGTTCAGTTTGGAGCCGGCAGAGTTCGCCTCGCTGGTTGTCGAGTGCCGGCGCGCGTGGATGGCAACAGGCCAGGTTGCCCGCCGAAAGGCTGGCGAGAACCCGGCCTTGCGTCGGTCGCTGTGGGTATCGCGCCCCGTCGACCGCGGGGAACCGCTGGTGTTTGGGTACAACGTGGTGACAGCGCGCCCCGCGCTTGGCCTGCCGTGCTCAATCGACCCAACCGGCCGAATCGCAGCACGCGACCTGTCGATAGGCGAACCGTTGACCGCGGAGATGCTGGCGTGATACCGGTCGAGATCGATGTCAGCGCCATCCTGGCAGACCTGAACCGCTGGGGCTGGCGCGACTTCAAAGTCGAGACAGTCTGCGGCTTTTCGAGCGGCTACGTGGCGCAGATCAAGTGCGGCAACGTGCGCATGATGGCCTACCAGCGCGCGGCCCGGCTTTACAACTTCTGGTGCGCCGAGCGAGAGATCAACGATCCGGGTGCGTTGCGGGCGGCCCTTGCAAACTCAAGTGTGGACCGTGACAACACGGCCACCGAACCCGCCCAATCTCGCCGATGAACGAAAAGCGGGTAGTCGACTGGGAAAGCATCGAGCGCGATTACCGCGCTGGACTGCTGTCCGTTCGCGAAATCGCCGCGGCCCAAGGTGTCAGCCACACGGCCATCCAGAAGCGCGCCAAGGTCGAAGGGTGGGACCGCGACCTCAAGGCCAAAATCCTTGCCAAGGCCGAAGCCAAACTGGCGCGCTCAACGGCCGCATCGGTTGTCACGCCCGAGCAGGCCGCCAAAGCCAAGGCCAACGATGCCCAGCTTGTAGAGGTCAACGCCACGGCCGTCGCCAATCTGCGGATGTCGCACCGTGTTGAGATTCAGCGCTGCCGGGCGCTGGTGTCGCGTCTCGTCGACGAGCTGGCCGCCCAGACGGACGACCAAGGCGAGTTTCAGCGCCTCGGCGAGATCATCGCCAGCGAAGCCGACAGGGGCGGGGCCAAACTCGCCGAACTGTACGAGCGCGTCATCAGCCTGCCGCAGCGCATCAAGGGCATGAAGGAACTGGGCGATACGCTCAAGACAATGATCAGCCTAGAGCGCGAGGCATGGGGTTTGGCGTCAGCCCTGGACATCGCACCCAAGCCGGCAGAGATTGACCCGATGGAGGGCGCTCGCCGGCTGGCATTTATTCTGGCCCAGGCCAACACTCAACTGCAAAGGGCCCCAAATGGCTGACATGCCGAAATTGGTTGATCTTGCCTACACCAAGGCAGAGCAGAAAGAGGAAGCGGCCGAAGCGAAGATTGGCCCGGGTGGCGAACTGGCGCCGTACCCGTGGGGG